CGATCATGGTGCTGCGTGCCTCCGTGCTGCGAGGCGCGCGAGCCGGCGGCGATAGCGGCCCGCGCGGGTGCGGAAGCGTTCCTCTTCGACTTCTTCGGGCGGCCTCCAGTGCTTGCGCTCGAACCGGCTGGTGAAGCCGGTCAGGTCCTTGCCGTCTTCATCGCGCAGCTCGCGCAGATGGTTCACGAACCGGATGAGGTTGGTGATCGAGTGGTCGTTGCGGTCGATGGGCTTCTCGGGCAAGTTGTGCCGTTCCGCCACTTCCTTCGACGCCCAATCGCGCCAGCGGTAGCCGGCCAGCTCGCGCTGGAGCGCGCGGCATGGCTCGTGGATGTAGATCGTGGGCCTGACCCACTCCGCGCCTTCGGCGATTTCCTTCTCGGTCGGCTCGCGGAAGTTGTCGTCGGCGTCGTAGAGCGGCACGCCGCTGGCATCGAGCCAGTAGCAGCCGAAGCGTGCGATGAGTTCTTCGATCGCGTGGTCCTTCGCGTTGTTGCCCGTGTCAACCGGGACGTCCCAGCCGAGGTCCCTGATCTTCTCCTCGAACTGCTCGAGCACGGTGGCGGCCGATTCGTTGCTGTGGTCGGGCGCGGCGGCGGACTGGTGTTCCTGTTTCGCGGCCGGGTCGACGATGATCTCCTCGATCGGTTCCAGCAGTGCGGCGCCGGTCTTGTCCTCCGGCAGTTTCGACCACTCGTAGGCGATGATCGCGCACGTCTGGCCGCTGCGCTTGCTGCCCTGGAACTCGCGGTAGACGTGGATCGGCTGGTAGCCGTACATGTTGGGCGGGGTGTCCACGTCGACCGCCACCCAGGTCAGCGCCGCGGGGTTCGTCCACCCCGGATCGAACAGCAGCCAGCGTGGCCAGTGGTCGGGCGGGGTGAACGGGAGGATGACGTGCACATCCGGGTTGTACTGCTCGAAGACGAGCCGACCGGCGGCCGCATCCGGGTCGATCTCCTGCTCCTTGCGCCAGCGCCACGATCGCAGCCCGCCGTACTTGGCCGACTCCCTGAGCCGCCAGTCGCCGCGGCGTGCGGGGTCGGCCGTGTAGTGCGTGCGGATGACGACGAAGCCGTTGAGGGCGTTCCGCCAGACGCGGAGCCCTGGCAACGGTTGGATCTCCCGGCCGGGGGCCGGGAGTTCGACGGGCACGTGGATCAGTGCCATGCTCGCGGCTACTCCTCTTCCGGCTCGGGCGGGATCTCGGCGATCACGCGGGCGGTGATTTTCGACTCGTAGTCGCCTGCGAGTGCGTTGTCGGCGTCGAGCTTCGCGGCGATGTCGTGCCAGTCCTGCGTGAGCTTGTTGTGCTCGTCGACGAGGGCCTGGAGAAGATCGGCGCTGACGCCGGTGCCCGGGCCGCCGAAGTGGACCGGGTACTCGCCGCCGCCGGGCGTTTCGCCGAGCGCGTTGATCTTGAGCGCGGTGGACGTGAAGTCTTCGTCCGTCACGCCGTCATCGGCGTTGAGCTTGTCGACGACCTTGCGGATGTCGTCGACGCGCGCGTTGTGCTGGCGCACGAGCTGGCGCATCACCTTCTCGGTGAGGAAGCCGGGGGTGTTGGTGCCGGGCTCGGCGTCCTCGGTCGGCGTGTAGCCGTCGAACGGGATCTCGAGCGCGGTGAGCTGGGCCTCGTAGTCGTTGTCGACGTCGCCGCCCTCCTGATCGAGCAGTGCGCAGATGGCGTGGTCGTCCTGCACGCCGGCGTTGTGCTGCATGATCAGCTCGTGCAGTTTCGCGCCGGAGAGCGCGCTCTTCGGGTACATTGTCGCGGTCTTCGCAGCGGTGCCCATTCTGGCCTCCGTTCAGGTGGTGCGACGTGTGTAGGTCCTGCACGGCTCGCAGGGGCCTGGTTCGCTTACCGGCTCGTCGCAGTCGGGGCAGAGGTACGCGGCCGGATCGCCGCCGAGCTCCTCTTCCATGCGGCTACGCACGGTGCCGTCAGGGCGGCGAACGACGTCCGGCGTGAAGTCGCGGTCCTCGAACGCGATGGGTTCGCCTTCGAGGATCGTGTCCACGATCTGCTGGAACAGCGGGTCGCGGCGCATCCGCGACCGGAAGTTGGGCGGGATGGGCTGGCCGCGCAGCTCATCTCGCCAGCGGCGTTCGAGGATCCGGAACGCCTGTTCTTCTGCGTTGCGCCGGCGATGCTCCATGCGCCTGCGCATGTGTCGCGCCAGACTACCCATCGTGCTGTTCCCTGGCGGCATTCTTCTTTGCGGCGCGCTGCTCGATGCGCTCCTCGATCTCTTCCTTGATCTGCTCGACGAGCCATGCGAGTGCCCAGGCAAGCGCCTTCTTCAAGACCTGTTTCATCTTCCCGCCTCCAGCTTGTCCATGACGAGCTGCCAGAAGAACGAGTGGTGCGCGCTGGAGACGCCGGTGAACTTCCCGCCGCCCTCGATGGTGGGCAGTGCTGCGGTGTAGGCGGCTTCGGCCTCTTCCTGAAAGGCCATCTCGTCGCTGAAGAGCGCGGACAGCGTGTGCGAGCGCACCTTATCATCGCCCTGGGCGAACGCCATGATCATGCTGTTCGTCTCGGGGAAGATGATGGCGCCCTTGATGCGCTTGTAGGGCGGCCAGGGGATGTGCGGGTGGAACTTCCGCTGTGCGCGCAGTCCGAGGTCCAGGCGTCGGAGCAGCGCGTCGGCGTCCTCGAACTTCTTGGACTGGAAGCCGATGAGCTGGCCTGGATAGAACATCGCGAGCCAGCCGTGCAGATGGACCATCAGGTGCGAGAGCCGGAGCTGGCGGCTCTTGGGCACGAGAATGAGCGGCTCTTGGAGCCACACCGCGGCGATGTAGCGGAGGTAGTCGTCGGTTGTGTCCGGGTCGAGGTCGCGCGCGGGCATCAGCGTCTCGGGGTCGATCCACTTCGGGCCGTGGATGAGCGGCCGTTCGTTGTCCGTGCGGCGGTGTTCGTCGACGGTGTAGGCGAAGCGCTCGATGTAGTAGAGGCCCGATCTACGGCAGTCCTCGAGCACGAGCTGGAACCGGAGCTCCAGTTCGAGTGCGCGGCGTTCGATCTCGCGCCAGCCGCGCGGGCGGGTGGCAACCGTCGCTGTGCTCAACGCCTTATGATGCCGCGTTGGAACTGTTCGAGGCCGCCGGCGACGGCGAGGCGGACTTCCTGGCCCTTCTCCTCGCGGCGCCGGACCCTGAGATACTCGTCGACCACGGCGATCACGTCCTGCTCGCGCATGATGACCAGCTTCTCGTCGGCGACGTAGCTGCCGGTGTACTTGCCGAACCAGATGAGGTCGCCGACGCGGAGGAGCTTGCAGTCCTCGCCGGTGGCGACGACGACGCCTGAATCGGCGCGGTCCTCGCTGATGTCTGCCTGCAAGATCCCGCTGCGGTCCTCGTCGAGTTCGATGATGCAGGGGTAGACGAGGATCCGGTCGCCGAGTGGGCGGATGCCGTGGTGGATCGGCTTGCCGTCGTTACGGCGCGGCACGATGGCCAGCCCCGCGCGGATGCCGGGTGCCGGGCGCGCGCTGATCTGTTCGAGATCGTGCTGCGATTCGCTCATTCGGATCCCCCTGTGAGAAGTCGGTACATCTCTTCGGGACGCTGTCTGAGTCGCTGGTACTGCTCGTCCGTGAGGTTGGCGACGAAGCGGCGGAACGCCTCGCGGCTCTTGTTCAGCTCGCCGAGGTCGGCGTAGGCGCGTTCGAGTTCGAGCAGCCGCGCCATGAGCTGTCCGTGGTTGGTGAGCAGTGCTGTCACGCCCGCATCGGCGCCGGCCTTGCCGCGAGACTGAGCGCGGGCGCGGTTGCGGTCGTGCAGGATCTCGCGGTGGACGACGGTGTGGATGCCGATGACGACCTGGAGGCGTTCTTCGGGCCGTGAGTTGATGGCGCTGAGGAACACTTCGCGCTGTTCGGGCTGCATGTGCTGCGCGAAGAGGTCGGCGAGGTCGCGGAGGTCGTCCGGGTTCTCGACGGCGGGGGTCATGCCGTGGCTGCGGGTGCCGCCGCCGCCGGCGATCTGGACCCATTGCTCCTTGGGCAGTGTGCCGACCCAGGGCGGCAGTCCCTGGTCAAGCGCCGGGTGGAGCGAGCAGCGGCCGATGCCGAGGTGGTCGGTGCCGCGGCCGGCAGCGAGGCGGCAGAACGCCTGCCTTTCGCCGGTGCGGGGCTGGACGACACCGCCGCAACGGCCCGCGAACGGGTCATCCGGGTCGGTCCGAACCGGATTGCCCGCCTTGATCCACGCCTCCAGCTCTGGCGTGAGCTTGACCGGATGCGTTCCGTCGGAGCGCGCCATGTGCAAAAATTTGCACCTCCTGGCCGAAAAATGCAACGCCCGCCGTTGGGGACGCTGCCGGCGGGCGCTGCGGCGGCGGATCGGGGAGTTGCACCCCGTTGCCTCCGGGTCATGAGCCCATCGGCGTGCTCTGGTCCGCCGCGGAGTCTCGTTCGTTGCTCAATCCGGCTCTCGGGGCGCGGTGCCACGGTCGCGGTTGGTGGTCCGCATGAACAGCATCGGGGTGCGGACCGGGAAGATGCTCGCGAACTCCTGCCGGGCCTTCTTTAACCCCTCGCAGGAGTGGTCGCGCTTCTCGCGGACGGACTGGAAGGTCGAGTTGCAGTGCTGGCAGTATCCGCCGGTGCTCATGCTTGCTCCTTCTCGCGTTCCCAGTGCGCGCGGAAGTTGATGAGCATGTTGATCGTGCGGTTGTAGTCGCCGTCGAAGCGGATCGCGCGGTCGTCGATGTAGACGATGGCCGGCGGCTTTGTCCGCGTGACCCTCACAATCCGCGAGGCGGGCCTGCCGGTGATGTGCTCGTAGCTCTCGCGGTCTTCGTAGAAGCTGCCGAGTGTGTAGACTTCGCCGTTGTATTCGACCGCATCGGCAACACCGTGGTCGATCATCCAGCTCACGATGCGCATCGGCTCGCGCGTCGAGTGGATCACGACCTCGTAGCCGAGCTTCTGGAGCGCTTCGATGAACTCGCGTGCGCCCTCGCGCGGCTCGAACAGCTCGCCCTCGCCCTTCCAGCCCTCGTATGTGTTCAGAACGCCGTCGAAATCGAGGCACACAGCGCGGCTCATGGGGTTCGCTCGCTGCTCGAGGAGTGCTTGCTTGAGCTCCGGCATGGTCATGGAAAAGGCACCTTCGATGCCCCGCCTCCTCGCCGCGTAGCGGATCGAGCGGTAGACGTTGGCGCGATCCATGCCAAGCTTTTTCGCGATCCTGCTGATCGGAAGACCACCGAGCCAAAGCACGATGATCCGCTCCTGACGCTCGGCAGTCTCCCGCCACGAGAGACGACGACTCACAGGCACAGCGTCACGTAGGCTTCCACCCGCGCCGTCCCGTCCTTCAACGCCTTCACCCACCCCTGCTGGTTCACCCGCAGAACCGTCGTGTCGCTCGATGTCCAATGCACGCAGACCCCAGGGATCACGTTCCCGAACTGGTCCAGCGCTTCCGCCTCCAACCGCACCGAATCACCCACCGCCAACTCGTAATTCGACGGCTGCACCAAAACCGCCGCCACCCTCACCGGCACCACCACGAACGGCACCCCCCTCCGCACTCCCCCCACCTGCTGCAACGCCGCACCCGCAAACACCATCGCAGCCAGCACCACGAACAACACACCCAACCGACGCCCGAGCATAACTCACCCCCCACGCCGAAGACCCGAAAGAAACCCGATGAGACGCACGGCCACGCAAACCCCACCAGACCACAACCCCACTATTCACCCACAACACCCCCCGTGTCAATACTTGCCCAACCGCGCATACCTCGCCCCAACATACCGCGGAATTTTTCCGGAATGATTCTTCCCCTTGAGCCTCTCCACACCCCACCCCCGAAAAATCTACGAACGTCACTCAACACGGCACGTTAGAAAAACCCGGCCCGGGAAATTCCCCCCGAAGAGGTTGAGGCCGCCCGCACCCCCGGCGCGCGGAGCGGTCCAGCGCGGGCCCGGCCCCCCTCGCGCGTGTGCGCGCCCGCGTGCGCCCGCGTGCGTGCGCGTGTGCGCGTGCGCGCCCGCGTGTGCGCGCGTGTGCGTGTACGTGTGCGCGTGCGCGTGCGTGCGTGCGCGCGTGTACGCGCGTGCGCGCGCCCGGGTGTGTGCGTGCGCCCGCGCGCGCGTGTATGCGCGCGTGTGTATGCGCGCGCGCGTGTGAGCACCCGCGCCCGAGCACCCGCGCCCGAGCACCCGCCCGCGCACGAGCACCCGAGCGCCCGCGCCCGAGCACCCGAGCGTGCGCGCCCTTGCGCGTGCGGCGTGCGCCCGGGCATTCTGCGGGCATGTGGCAGCCCCCGGGAATCCCGCAGCCGATCCGGACGGGCCGCGACCTCGCGCGCCTGCTGCGCGAGATCGGCCGCCTCGTGGGCCGCCGCTACGGCATCCGCGAACTCGCCGAGGACCTCGCCGCCATCGGCGTGTCGAGGCAGCCGAGCGCCCTACGCCGCGACCTCCACGCGAAAAAGCTGCGCCCGCACCTCGCGTCCGCCCTCGAACTCCTCCGCGCCCGCATTGCCCAGGAAGGCCGCCGACCATCCCAGGCGCCGAGATTGCCCAGCCTCCCCAGCCTCCGCGCCCGCATCGCACAACGGCGTCCGCCAAAAACGAGGCCCGAGCGTTTGCGGCGTTTCTGATTTCCGGTTCCTGACGTCCTGGCGTTTCTGATTTCCCGGTTCCCGGTTGCCGGTTTCTGGCTTCCGGCGTCCTGGCGTTTCTAGTTTCGCCGTCCTGGTCCTGGTCCTACGCTGGTCGAGATGATAGGCGAGTATTTCGCCGCCCCCGGGGCGGCGCGCTCCTTTAGGAGCGAAAAAAAGAAGGTGGCTATACGTAGGATCATACTTACCTGCGATGGCCCCTCCCCACCCGGCCACCCCCAGGTATAAACGCGACGTGTACGCGCGCGCGCGCGTGTGTGATACATCAGCGGCCAGGCCGGATGATGCACCCAGTGCATCGAGGCGGCCGCTCTCAAGGCCAAAATAGCGGGTGAGACAAAATCTGACGGGGACGATGCAACGGTTGCATCCTTGGATGATGCACGGGTTGCATCTTTCCCGTGTGTGGGATCTTGCGCATCCGATGCAACCGTTGCATCATTGTATGATACCCAGGCCCGGCCCTGCGGGCAGGGCCACCACCACCACCACCACCACGGAGGGGACCTATGCAGGACCAGACCACCCCCCGGCGCTCCACGCCCCGGCGCTGGCCGGCGCCCACGATCGAGCCTCCGACGTTCGAGGACCTCGCTGCGCTGGCGCTGGACGATTCCGTGTGCGAGGCCACGGACGGGTGCCAGGTCGAGCCCGACGGCGTGTGTCCTCACGGCCATCCGTCTTGGCTGCGCTACTTTCGTTTGATCTAACCACCACGGAGGGGAACCATGCGCTACACTCGCCACGGCAGCGGCAGGCACACCCTATACCGCTGCATCATCCGCGCGTCTCGCTGGGACTCGGCGTGCGGCGTCCGCTGGCCCGGCCTGTGGCAGGCCGACGTCGAGCGCGGCGGCAAGGCGTGGAAGTACACCGTCGCACACTACGGGCGCGACGAATACCGGATCGCGCAGGGCACGGCGCGCACCCTGCGCGAGGCGATGGAGGCGGCGAACGCCGCCCTTGCGTCCGTCGCCGACGAGATCCAGGCAACCAGGGTCGCCGAGCGCTGGATCGCGGGCCAGGCGTCCGTGGACGAGCTCCTCGGCACGCCGGGCGCGCTAAGCGCGGCGGGCTACTGATCTACCAGGGCGCCCGGCCCCACGCCGGGCGCCCGCAACCCAAGCCACCACCAACCCAGGGGGACCAATGGAAGCGAGCATCGCCCACGCTCCGTTTGCGCCGCACGCGCCGGCGCACACCCCAACGCTCGGCGTGGCAATCGCCGCCGAACTCATGCGCCGTGGCGCACTTTGGCGGCCGGGCGCCGATGCATTCCTGGCCCGCGTCATCGACACCGCCGACGCCCTCCAGCGCCCCACTGTCGAGGCCGTGTGTCAGCGCCTGAAGGTCTCGCGGCGTACCCTCGCCCGCCGCTGCCAGTCCCTCGGCCTGCCCGCGCCACGCCACATAATTACTCTCGGCCGCCTGGTCCGCGCGGCGCAAATCATTCGCCGGGGATACCCCGCCAGCGTCGCCGCCACCGAGGCGGGCTACCCCGACCCGTTCACATTCTCGAACGCGATGCATCGAGCGACGGGGCTACGGCCCTCGATCTTCCGGCGCCACGCCCGCGCCGACTGGCCCCGCTTGGTGGCCGGCTGGCTCAACCGCCACCGCGAGCGCGGCGACATCGCCATCGGCCCGCGCGGCTACACCCGGCGCGAGGCACTCCGCATCGCCATCCAGTCCGCTATGTCCGCGCTGATGGCCCTGCCCGCGCCCGGCCGGACNCTCGACCTNACCACACANTCACTGTGCCGCGAGGCCGCCGCCCGGCTGCGGCCGTTCGTGNGGCGAGTCTGAGGAGGCCGAAACCGGGCGCCCGGCGCCCGGTCGCCGCGGAGNTGGCCGCCCGCGGCCTGAGGCAGGCCAAGCACCACCACCACCAACCAAGGAGGACCCAATGAACAGCAAGCAGCGTAAGCGCCAAGCCCTCGCAGAGCTCCGCGCCGAACTCGCGGAGTTTGCGCCGGATGGCCTCGTGCAGCTGGCCGAAGACCTCGAAGAATGCCGGGTGCTGCGCGGCACGTGGGCCGGCTGCGTCATCTCCTACAAGCGCGGCTACGCCGGCAGCGTGCGACAGGATCGCAAGGGCCGCGCGCGCAACGCATTTACCGCCCTGTGGGATGAGGGATTCCTGACCGAAGACGAGGTGCGCGCCGAGGTGCTCGCCGAGATCGAGCGCCGGCGCAAGGCCCACACGCTGCCCGGCCACGTCGCCGGCGTGGCCTGACCGCGACGAGGGCGCCCGGCCCCGCCCGGGCGCCCCCAACCCAAGGGGGACCTCATGAACGCACACAACACGAAGAAGCCAGCACCGCCGGACGCCAAAGCCCTAAAGGCTTGGGACGCCATCCTGCGCATCGCGCGCGATCACTGCCTCATCGTCAGCGCCTACGGCGGAATCGCTACGCTCGCCACGCCAGAGGCGCAGCGCAGCCACGGCGTCCGCGCCCAGGTGCTCCGCGCCCACGGCCGCACCGAGGCCGAGGAGGTCAGCCATGAGTAATGAGACGCCCCGGCCGCTCGCACCGCACGAGCTCCGCGCAAGGCTCCAGCGGTTCACGGGCGGCGGCGATCAGTACCGCCACTTTACCGGCCTCGTCTACACCGAGGGCGTGCAGTACCTCGCCGAGCAGGCCGGCGCTTACTGGCTCATCGACGCAATCGCCAGTTTCCAAACGAGGCCCAAGGTGCGGGCCGCGCCGTTCCAGATCTGGAAGCTCAAGGTCCACGCCGACAGATCCGCCACCCTCATCGGCGCCGAGGACATCGACGAGCAGGGCCACCCGGTCCACGCACGCAACGCGGCCGAGCGCGCAGCCGGCCACTGGACCCGAGGCCCGCTCGCCCGCCAGGCAATCGAGTGGACGGATTTCCCGCTCGAAGAAATCAAACTCTATCTGCAGCACGGCGTTCTGATGTTGCCGTCGGAGTACTGACCACCCACGGGGGGCCCGGCGTGGAGCCGGGCCCCCGGAGGTTGCAACGATGCCCAAGCTGTTTCCCCTCCGCTGCCGGAGGCAGGCCGCCTGATGCGCGCCGCCCTCGGATTCCTGCGCGCCCTCGCGCTCGCCGCGCTCGCGTGGGCCGCGTGGAGCTTCGCGGCCCTGCTCGCCGAGGTGCGGGCCCGGGGGCTCTCCACCGACACCGCGGCACGGCTCGCCATCGTAGGCGCGGCCGTGCTCATATGCGCGCTCGTCTACCACGCGACCACACCACGAGGATAGCCGCATGGGAGACTCGATCGCACGCCGCGAGGACGCGTGCAGCAGCGAAACCTTTTGGAGAACTGATACCGAAGGGCGCCGGCCCTCGACAGCCGGCGCCGCTTCAACGCCTCGGAGTGTGCAACATGCTGCCCTTGTTCCCTGAATTGCCCGTCGAAGAGCGCGAGGAGAACGGCGAGCTGTTCCCGGCAACGCCGCGCACGCTCGCCGAGCAGATCGCCGACGTCTGCGAGCGCGCCGCACGACTCGCCCGCGCGGCCGCGCTCAGGCCCGACGATGAGGCGCTCGCCAGGAGAGCCGCCCAGGCCCGCAAGGACTGCCTCGCCGCGCGCGGCTTCCGTGGCGCGATGAGCGCCGAGGAGGTCGCCGCCCAGGCCGCGGCGGCTGCCCCAAGGAGGCGCTCGCCATGAGGCCGAACGAGCTTGCGCCCCNGGTCCCGGGGCGCACCCGCATCCGCANCCACGATCCGGCAACCGTGACGATCGTCCGACGCCCGCGGCCTGAGGCCTCGACCGAGCGCGTGCGCTGCATCGTCTCGGATTGGCGGCTCGCCACGGANNTCGCCGTGGCGCTCATCANACAACCCGCAGTCCGCGCCGTCTACGTNCACGCCGTGGGCGGCTACCGCACACGCTGGAGCCGCGGCACCGACTCGCTCATCCGCAACCACGTTCGGAGGCGCTCGCCATGAGACCGAACGAGCTTGCGCCACACGAGCTCGCACAGCTCGCCGCGGCCGTGCGCGCGCTCGCCAGCGTCTGCGACGGCGCACGCCAGGACGACGGCCGGGGCTTTAACGGGACGGACGCCAAATTCGGCCACCGGCTCGCCGCGCTCCCGGTCCAGTACTGGACGCCCGAGATCAGCCGCGCAGCATACGAGATGCTCGCCAAGTACCGGCGCCAGCTCTCGACGTTCGGCATCGACTACGACCGGCTCCCCGTCCCGCCCGACGTCGCAGCCGAGGCGCTCGCCGACGCTCGCCAGGACGCGCGCCGCCGGGTGCGCGCGATCGAGCGCGGCGAGACGCCGCCGCCCGCCCGCGTCATGATCGACGCCGTTGACCGGCACTTCGTCATCCGCTTCCCCTACAATGCCGAGCTGGTGGCCCGCGTGCGCAGGTTCTACCGCCGGCGCTGGCACGGCGAGGCGAAATGCTGGCTCGTCGACGCGATCCCCGAGAACCTCGCCGACCTTGAGGCGTTCATCGCGACCAGCGGCGCGTACCTCACGCCCGCCGCCGAGGACATGCTGTTCGCGCTCCAGGCAGACCCACGCGCGCGCACGCCGGCACGCACCATCTACCTCTTCGACGCGCGCGACCCGCTCCGCGGCGACCTGATCGCCATCCAGGGGCCTCCCGACCCCGAGGCCGTAGCCCTGATCCGCGACACGCCCAACGCCCGCTGGTTCGACGGGCCGCGCGTCTGGACGCTGCCGTACACGCCCGAGGCCGCCGCGACCTGCCGCAAGCTGATCGAGCGCGGCTACGTGCCCCAGGCCGGCGTGCCCCGCGTGCTCGCCAGGATCGAGGCCGAGGCACAGCGCGCCGACGAGGCCGCGGCCGAGATGATCGCCGCCAGCCAGGCGACCTCTGCCGAGATCGACATCCCCGGACTCGGTGGCACTCTGCGGCCGTTCCAGGCCGCGGGCGTCCGCTACATGCTCGCCGTAAAGCGAGGCTTCATCGCCGACGAGATGGGGCTCGGCAAGACCATCCAGGCGCTCGCCACGATCGAGGGCGCGGGTGCCTACCCGGCCGTCATCGTCTGCCCCGCCTCGCTCAAGCTCAACTGGCTCCGCGAGGCGAGAACCTGGCTCCCGCGCCGGAAGATCATCATGTGCGACTCGCGCACGCGGCCAGCCGAGATCGAGTACGCCGACGTGCTCATCACCAACTACGACGTGCTGCGCGTGCGCGAAGAGAAGCAGGAAGGAACCACAAAGCCGCTACTGGTGCCGGAGGGGCTCCTGGCCCTGCTCATCGGCCGCTGCCCGCGCGCCGTGGTGTTCGACGAGTTCCACTACTGCAAGAACCCTGGCGCGCGCCGCACGAAGGCCGCGGCGTTGCTCGCCCAGGGCGCCGAGTACCGCCTGGGGCTGACAGGCACGCCCATCCTCAACCGGCCGAACGAGCTCATCGCGCCGCTCAAGATCCTCGGCCGGCTACAGGACTTCGGGGGCTATCGAGGTTTCATCGCAGAGTATTGCGGGGGCGTGAAGATCAAGCAGGTCCGCGGCCGCACGATCAAGGATACGTCCGGCGCCACGAACCTCGAACGCCTCAACAAGAAGCTCAGGGCAACGTGCTACGTCCGGCGGCTCAAGCGCGACGTGCTCAAAGAACTGCCGCCCAAGGTGCGCTCGATGGTCGAACTGCCGATCGACAACCGCGACGAATACCAGCGCGCGCTGGACGACGTCGTGAGCTGGATCGGCCAGCGCGCAGCCCAGGAAGAGGATTTCCTGCGGTCCATCGCGCATCTCNCGCCCGAGCGGCAGGCAGAACTCATACGCGCACGCCGCTGGAGCGCCGAGGAGCGCGCGGCCCGCGCCGAGCACCTCGTCAGGATCGAAGCGCTCAAACAGATCGCAGCGCGCGGCAAGCTCCGCAGCGCGCTCGAATGGGTGCGCAACTTCCTCGAATCCGGTGAGAAGCTCGTCCTGTTCGCCACGCACAAGGACATCGTCCGTGCACTCGCCGAGCCGTGGCAGGCGCCCNTCNTCACCGGCGAGACACCCGTGCCCGAGCGCCAGGCAGCAGTCGATCGGTTCCAGAACGATCCGGAGTGCAGGTTGATTGTGCTCAACCTCCGGGCCGGCGGCGTGGGGCTCACACTCACCGCGGCCAGCAACGTCGCGTTCGTGGAACTCGGCTGGACCCCCGCGGACCACGACCAGGCCGAGGACCGTTGCCACCGCATCGGCCAGCACGACAGCGTNACGGCGTACTACCTGCTCGCCGACCGCACCATCGATCTCGACATCTGGGAGCTGATCGAGCAAAAGCGCCGCGTCGTCGGGCAGGTCGCGGACGGCAAGCAGCAGAGCATCCTCGATGATCTGACAAAGCGCCTACTACTGAGGAGGACGGCATCATGAACGACGAACGGCCCATGACCCCCCAGGAGCTGCGTGCCATCCGCCTGCTGCTCGGCCGGCCCGGCCGGCCACTCTCGCAGGCGGCGTTCGGCGAACTCGTCTGCCGATCGCAGCGCTCGATCGCGTACTACGAGGCGGGGAANCGCCCGATCCCGCGCGAGGTCGCCCGNCTGGCACGCGCAGCTCTCGCCAGCCACGGGCGGAAGCATTGACAACTGTCAGAGGGGGTAGGTATCGTAGACGTGCGGGGGCCGGNAGGGCCTCATCGAAGCGCAACGGCGCCTGAATGTCCGCCAATTTCCCTTCCGGCCCCCGTCTCTCTCCCTCCGAGCCGATGAGCCGACGAGAAAGCAAGATCATCAAAACCGTCGCCTGCCCGCATTGCGGCGCGCCCGTAGGCCAACCCTGCCGACTGCTTACCGATGCTGACCGCGCCACCGCACGCGGCAGGTTGTTCGCNCACGGGGACCGGCGCAGGGCGTGGCAGGAGTGGAAACGCAGCCGGCCCACCGACTTCTACGCCCTACCGCTGCCTTACGGCGCCGGCCGCATCAGCCCGCAGTCCCAACCGGCGCGCGACGCCGCCCGCCGGCTCCTCACCAGCGCACGCGAAGAGGACGGACACTTTGTTGTGCCCGTCCTCCGTGACGCGATCGAGATTCTCACCGCCGAAGGCTGGAAGGTGGAATGAAGCCGCGCTGCCGGCCTCACGGCACCAGCGGCATCGGCTTCCCGGGCAGGCCGACCCGCCGAGCATAGATCGACAGCGCAATGTCGCGGGCCAGCCGCTCCCGCCCCGCCTTGTCCGCCGGCTTGATCGGCATCGCTTCGACCTGATCCAGCGCGGTCCTCCAGAGCTCCTGCTTGTACTCGCGCGACTCGCCCCGCAGCCGCTCGCTCACGAGCGCGCGCCATTCCTCGATACGCGCCTGATGTTCGAGGCGGCGCTGGACCTCGGCTTCCTGTGCCCGAGCACGCTGCTCATCGCGCTCGGACTCGGTGAGCGGGCCGCCGTCATCGCCAGCCGCCGCCAGCGCCTCGGCAAACCGCTTCTCGACCTTGAACGCATCGAAGGGCGTTCCGTTCGAGTACGGCCACAACCGCACCATCCCGCGGATCGCACGCTCGACCGGCTCCGATCCGTACTCGGCGCAGAGCCGTTTGATGACTGCCGCCTGCCGGCTCCACATGCCGCCCTTGAGCTGCACCCCGCCTAGCCCGATGTTGACCAGCAGCTTCATCAGCCGGTGCACCGGCGGCTCTTCCTTCCGCTCCGGCGGCGGCTCCGGCGCCTTTGCCGCAGGCTGGTCCGGCGCCCGCTCCGCATCGCCCGCCGGAGGCCCTCCATTCGGCTTCTGGCGCGTTCGCGGGCCGTAGGGGGCTTCCACCCTCGCGCCGGGCTCCGCCCCCCAGTAATGGACCAGCCGCACGCGGAACGAGTCCCGGCGGCGCGCGTTCTCTCGCCCGTCCGGGTACTCGATGAGCCCCCGGTCGTGCAGCATGTGGAGGAACTTGCGGACCGCGGACTGGCCCATTTGCCACCAGTCTGTGGCCCGCCGCACGCTCACCCACAGCTCGCCCCGCCCAAGCTTGACCACGCGGCCACCCACCGTGATCTCAGCCGGCTCCTGGCACGCGCGCATCTGGAGGTCCAGATACGCGCGCGCCCATTCCGGCTTCTGCCACAGCGGATCCTCGCAGAGAGAGCGGGGCACGTAGAGCAGCCCCGAGCCTCCCATCACTCAACCGCCGCGCCGGCTTCGGCCTCGATCGGTTCCGGATACTGGAGCGCTCCGCACTCCGGACACGCCCCGTCGACGAACTCCACGAAACAGTTGACGCAGACGTTCTCGGGCCCCGGCACCGTCTCATCGTCCTCCTCGATCTCCACGTTCGACGGCGGATCGGGCGGCGCCGCGGCCGCGGCGCGGGCGAGCTCGCGTTCGAGTTCCTCTGGCGTGATGAACGGCCCCGGCGACCAGTAGCCGCGGTTGTTCGGATTCGGCTTGAGGCCGCGTCGCGGAACAGCACCGACAACGGCCCGCATCCCAGAGGACGTCTTGTAGTAGTGCAGGAGCACGAAATCGCCCCGGACCTCGGCGACCCGGTACAGCCGTTGCTCGCCCTGGACCTCGACGCGCAGGCCCGGGGTGACAACCAGCGCCTTCTCCTCTGGGGTGGCAATGTCCGCCACTTTCCGGATTCGCGCGAGAAGCTCCGCACCGGACAGCGTGGGCGGGTGGTCGTTGATGTCCACGCCCTCATCCGGCAAGCCGAACCACCACTCGATCGGAAGGCCGTCGCTCGCGTCGGCGTAACAGAGGGCCAGCGTGCCATCCGCCCGCTTGTGCGCGTAGAACACAGTCCCCTCGGTGTCCCAGGGGATCTCGTCGCCGCCCCAATGCCGGCGGACGATGTCCTCCAGCACCTGATCCGTGGCCACCTTCGGCAGCTCGGCAGGCAGCATCGCGCGCAGGGCGACGTCCATTTCCGCCTCTTCGGTGAGCCGGGCTGCGGCGAACGGGACTTCGACCGTGACCGGACCCGTGGACAACTCCTCCGACCCGCCCCGGCTCGAATCCTCGGCGTCGGCCGTCGGAGGCAGCGGCTTGCCCTCCTCCACCAGCTCCCCCGCCTGTTCCGGATCCTCGTCCTCGATCCAGGCCGCGTCCTCGTCGGCCTCGGCGTCCCCGCCCTCCTCTTCCGGCTCGTCGTCGACCACCGCCTCCGGCTTGCGGAACAGCGGATCCGTCGCCGCCGCCTCGTTGAGCAGCTCAAGCTGGTGCGTGAGGTGGTAGCGCAGCCCGCCCTTGCCGTCCGCGCCCTCAAGGATGAAGATCGCCTCGTCGATCTCGTCGGTTGAAATTCCGCGCGCCTGCGCGCTCTTCCGCAGCTTCGCCAGCATTTCCAGCCGGTCGTCGATCGCCGCGCGAAGCTGCCGGGCCTCCTCACGGCTCAACTGGTCAAACTTGCCCATCGTCGCCTCCCTTCTTGGGGATGAGTGCCTGTGCCAACTCCGACCCAGCGCCCTCCGGTACTTCAAGCACGCCCGCCAGCTTGCCGCGGACGTGCACCACGACCCGGTCGTGCCCCCGGCCTGGAAAAACCTTGACCGCGCTCACCAGCGCGCCCGGCGGCCCGAACAACTCGATTGGCGCGTCCATCAGCCCCCCTTCTGGTTAGCAGGATGGTTAGCATCCAGAAATGGCGCAGTTGAGCCAATTTTTGCACACCCACCCGCGCACAAACGCGAGCTCCGCGCCCCGACGTCGCTTAGGGTGCGTGCCCGTAACGTGCAATTTGTTGCGCAGTTACGCCGTTCTGCACGCGCTCAGCGGGCGGGGAGGTCCCGCCGCACTCGAAATGCGGCGGGCGCAAGCCCTTGGGGGTTCGAGTCCCTCCGCCTCCGCTGTTGCAACACTTCGACTTACGGCGCCGGCCCCGGCGCCGTTCTCGTTCCCGCCACCCGTCTGGTTAGCAGGATGGTTAGCAGACCTCCCTATCACAGGTCGATTGGCGCCCCGAGCTCTCGGAGCGCGCGCAGCACGTCTTCCAGCGACCGGGCAACGATCGCGTTGCCGCCGGCTGCTCGCTCGGCGGCGATCCAGGCCGCTTGGTGGGCCGTGGTGTCGTTCCGGCCCGCCTTCCACTCGACCCACAGCCGCACACGCCAGCGCGGATGGCGCACGTACATGTCAGGAATCCCGCGGGTCTGCCGTGCGCGGAACGGCTGCGAGAACATCGTCACGTCGCAGCCGAGCTGTTCGAGCGCGCGCTTCGCCTGCCACATGAGGCGCTTCTCCGGTGCGCCGCGGCGGCGGACGGCGTTGCGGTCAGGCATCGTCCCCACCTCCTTCGCTGTGGCACCGCTCCATCTCGGCCATGGCCGCCTCGATCTCCTCGTCGGTCTCGTCTCCCGGCCAGCGTCCGAAGATCCCCCTGTATGCCCACCGCCGGCGATTGTGCGGCCGGCGTGGCGACCGCTCCCGCGTGATCTCGTGGCACGGCTCGCCGGCGGGCGCGCGGCAGAGCGGGCAGGGGACGGCCAGGCATGGTTCAGGCGCCATCGCTCTCGCTCCTGTCGATGGGGTTGGCGGCCTGACGCTCAGTCAACGCTTGGTCGTACCCTTCCAACCAGGCGCGCTGGGAGGCCCGTGACCGGTACGGGCACGTGT